CTTCGCGCTGGCGGTACGGCGCGTTCAGGTCCCACAGCAGGGCTTCCAGATCGACGGGCGCGCCGCTGCTGTTGAAGCCTTCGGCCGCGCGGCGCTGCCTGTTGCGCTCACCTTCCGCCATGGCATCTTCAAGGAACTGCAGCGGGTTCCATGGCTCGCCAAAACCGTTTGGGCGCGACGGATCATAGCCAGATGCTACGCTCTGCTGCGTTTCTTCCGCTGCATTTGCACCGCCGAAAGGCGGCGCCCACACCTGTTCACCGGGGCCAAACATGCGCACCATCTCGCTCAGCTGTTCGAGCGACGCGCCGGGGCCGGTACGGGAGAAGGACGTGTTTGACAGCAGCGCGTCCCGAAGCTCTGCCTTCTGGCTCGACGACAGCGGCGAATTCTTGCTGCTTCCACCTTCATATGAAAGCGACGCGCCGGTCTTGTCGGCCGAGTAGCTTGAGCGGTCGCTGGGCGAACCAGATGAAGCCAGAGACGACGCGGTATTCTTTCCGCCGTTATCGGAACCGCTGCGCCCCTCATTGCTGCCGGAGCTCTTGTCAGCGTTGGAGATGCTCTGGTTGCCGCTGTTGCTGCTCTTGCTTCCAGAGGAGCCCGAGCCCTTGTCGGACGACGAGTTGCTGGTCTTCGATGAACTCGACGAGGAACTGCTGGACGAGGACGAGGAGGACTTCGAGCCGCCCGACGAACTGGAACTGCTGTTCTTGCTTTCCGACTTGTCGGACGATGAACCGCTGTCGAGTTTGCCCATGCTATCCTCTACACTGTTACCGTCAACGTACCGAGTTCAGCGCTGACTTCGAACCCACCTGCCCAGATATCACCTTCGCGCACCAATGTCAGTATTCCGTCGTTGCTGAACACTTCTCCGGGCTTCAGTCCGTCGCCGGAAGTCGGGAACACGCCCGGCGCAAGATACATGCCCCATAGGCGCGCGTACTGGAATCCGAAAGCCAGCCGGGTTAAGTCCGCGAACCAGCGATTGAGTTCGTTACCGTAGCTCTCGGTCCAGCCTTCGCGGGGCGGCCTGGGTGGGGCCGGGATGATCGGAACGCTGGACGCGTCAACCATCAGCGCTGCCCATCGGGCGCGGCGTAGAGACGGGGCACGCCCAATTGCCAGAGTGTCCCGACTTCCGTCGCCTCGATACCGATCTGCACCGAACGCGCCCGGAAGCGCTTGTCGACCTTGGGCGTGTATTGTTCGATCGGCAGGATGACGGTGGACGCCACCGGGGCGTCGGGGCCGGTAACAATCGGGGAGCCTGGGTAGTCGCGCTTGTCGAAAGTGAAATTGGCGGCCGGAGTAACCGCGGTAGAGCCTTCAAAGCTCACGTCGGGAAGGAGACGCGACACGTACATGAAGTCGCCCCCCGTCCCGAGTTCGAACACCGATGACTTGATCCACGAGTCGAGCATCGTCGGGTCCATACCCGATTGATCCGTGGCGCCAAATTCGTGCGTATAAAGGTAGCCGTCCATCGACCCGGCCAGAGGGTTTGTTTCATAGAACGCGTCGAGCCACGTCGAACGCCCGACGCCGTTGAACGACCCGTAGTACCACAACGGATCTCCAGGGTTTTCGAAATTACAGATGACATAGAAATTGTTCTGCTGCGACCCGTTAACCGGCATGAGCCAGATGAACTCCGAGAACTGGCGGTTGACGCCCGCGTAGATCTTCTCGGTCTGGTTGGTGTTCAGGATCGAGAAGACGTAGGTGCGAATGTCGCACGGTATGTCACGTACCACGCCATCGTACCACTGGAAGCGACCGTTCGCCATCCACGCCGTGATCGAGCCCGTGGAGGTGACAGCGTTCGGGCCGATCAACTGGATATTGGTGCCGATACGCGTCTGCCCGAAGGTGAAGGGCGGACCGATAAAGCGCATCGAATGCAGCGTGGCGTCCGTGAATACCAGTGTTTCGGTCGTCGTCTCGACAGCTTTCAGGAACACCGAGCCGCCGTCGAAACGCAGGCTGCCTGCCGTGTTGGTTGTGTCGGGCGTCCATTGCGCGATATTCTCGGACGTCGACCAGCGCGCCAGCAACGGATCGCGAGTGCTGCTATCGACAGGGTTGCAGCCGAACGCGAGGACGTGGCGGCTGTTGTCGCTGACCAGCACCTGCGCGGCGATGGACGGGCCGTTGCCGAGCGTCGTGATGTTGACGCCGCGCGCACCGACATTGAGGCTCATATCCTTGTAGTAGATGCCGCCGTTACGCACGTTGAACAGCAGGTCTTCGCCGAAATTGTCCTCGGACCACAGGCGCAGCTGATCAGTCTCAACAAAGATGCTGGAACCTTCGCCCCAGCCGCCCGACCCCCACGAGCCTGTGCCCCAACCGTTACCCAGTGCGGTCGTGTCGAGGCCGACGTTTATCTGGTAACTGGCCTCGACGGCCGCGCCACCGCCCGCCGGATCGGTAGTGTCGGAGACGACCGGCAAGGTGACAGTGTAGACGTTGTCACTGACGATGCTGGTGATCTGGAACTCGGCATTGAGAATCGTATCGGTGACATTGCCGCCGATGGTTGTCGCGCCAACAAACGTCACGAAGTCGTTCAGCACCGCGCCGTTGGCAACGTCCGTTACCGTCATCGTACTGCTGCCGTTCGTGATGGCGAACGGGTCGTTGGCAAGCGTCACGACCCGCCGGATCGGCGTAATGTCGACTGGCAGGTTGCCCTGAATGATGTAGTACTTGAGGTTGGTCCCGGTGCCGTACCAGCGAGAACCGTTCAGCGTCGACCACGGAAACAGGCTGCGCTGCGTACCGAGCATCGGCGCGACCGTGAACTTCTGCCATCCGCCGATGGAGTTCCACGTCCCAGTCTTTACCCGCGCAAGATTACAGTCATACCAACCTCCGGTATTACCGTAGTCGGTCGTCTCCCGGTTGATACCCGGTCGCAGCTGGATCTTGATCGGGTCGACCACGCGTCACTCTTTCACGAGGGCTCTCAGGTCTTCAATACTCAACCCGGTGGCCGCCGCGAGTTTCTGCGCAGGCGTCAACTCGGGCAGCGGCTCCGGCGCGACTATCAGGGCGTCTGCGGCAGCGTCTTCCTCTGCCGTGTACGGGCGTTCGGTTCGCTCGCCAGTCTGCACGTTGATTTCAATGTGGGTGCGCATGGGCTAGCTCGAGTACGCGATATTGACGGAACCGGCGTCGAAGGTGTTCGCGGTGATGATGGCGATACGGTCCAGTGTTGCCGAGAGAGACTTATTCCCGGCGCCGATGGTGCCGGGGGCCGTGCCGGAACCCGCGTCGTTTGTGCTCGTCACTGAAAAGCTCCAGGTGTTGGTCGAGGCGTTAACCAAGGTTGCCACGAGCGTAGCGTTCCAGACGGTGGCCGCGTTGGTGTAGTCGGCCAGCAGCGCCCCGGAACCAGCAGACCATGCCGTGCGCGAAATTGTAGGCGTGGTGTTGAAAGTTAAGGTGTTTCCGGTGTAGCCCGTGGTTTCCAGACCGCCGCTATCGCCAATCTGGACATATATCTGCCCAGTGTTGTTGGTCGAACCACCCCGCCATGACAGGGTAATCTGCTTCACACCGGATGGAATCGACGAAAAGGTAATCGTATTACCGGATGTAGTAGCCGTGTCCGTACCAAGGGTCAAACCTGCGCTGATTGTTTGCCATGTCGCCGCCGTCGAACTCGTCGCGGTCAGCACCTGCCCCGAAGATGGGGCCGTCGCGGCGGCCACGCCGACCACGGTAGTCGCCGAGCGCAGCGACGCGGCGACAGGGGTGACCACGCTCCACGACGCTGCCGACGTGCCAGAGGTCAGGATGCAGACGACCGACACGGCGGTGCCCGTCGGCAGGATGGCGATGGCGTTGGACCCGGACGAGTTGATTGTCACGGCACCGGTCGAATTGTTGACGATTTCGAACGCCTGCCCGAGCGTCAGGGTCGAGGTCACAGGCATCTGCACCGTCTGGGTGGTCGAGCCAGTGAAGAATTGCTGCTGCGTCGAGTTGACGGTCAGTGTAGTCGTGCCCGCCGCCGTAGCCGTGGTCGTATAGCCCTGGATCAGGCCGCGTGTCGCGATGATGTTGGCCCCGACCGACATGATGCGCGTGCGCGAGCCGGCGCGCGTCGCGTAGAAGTCCAGCACGCCATCTTCCGACCCGCTGGTCGCGGTCTGGATCACCGCTTCGATCGAGCCGTATTCCTGCTTCGTCGGCGTGCTGTCGCCGCCGTAGAAGATAACCTGCCCAAGGATGTCGTTGGCTGCGGGGCTGGCGCTGTTGCGGTAGAGTTCGTAGATCGGGCCGGCCGCGGCGCCCGCTTCCGTTGACACGCCGGCGAACGCCACGAACCCCGCCGAGGATCCGGTGATGGTCAGCGTCGAAGTCAGGGTGAGCGGCGAGTAGAGCGTCGAACTCCACGACGCCGCGCTGGTGCCCGACGTCAGGATGTTGGTGATGCGAGCCGTGGTGCCGGCTGTCAGCACCTGCACGGCGTTGCCGCCGGACGAGTTGACGGTTACCGACCCGGTCGAATTGTTGACGATCTCGAAGGACTGCCCGAGCGTCATGGTCGACGCCACGGGGAGCGTCACGGTCTGGGTTGTCGAGCCGGTGAAGAACTGCTTTGCCGCCGATCCGACGGTCAGCGTCGTCGTGCCTGCTGCCGTGGCTGTGGTGGCGTAGCCGTAGCTCAGGCCGGGCAGGCCATCGACAACGTTCGTGCCGTCGCAATAGACCCAGCGCGCCGTGCCGGGCGCCACTTCGACGCCCGTACCGGCGGAAGTCTTCACCGTGACGATGAAACCGCCGGTGGTGCTGTTCTTGACGAGGTAGACCTTGTTGGCCGTCGGGACGACCATATTGCGGTTGGCCGTCATCGCGCCGGTCAGGTTGATGACGGCGTTACGCGCCTGGTTCGACACGTAGTCGGTGTTCGTCAGCGTCAGGTTGGCAACGTCACCTTGCGCCACCGAGAGCACGCCCGTGATGGCCTGCTCAAGCAGCGTGCCGAGGTTGGTGTTGGTGGTATCGCCCCACGTGCCCGACTGGTCGCCGGTCGCCATGAGCTCCAGTCGGAGCGAGGTGGAGGGAGTGCTTGCCATCAGATCCTCATATTACTCACGTCGCGACTGGCGTCCAGTTATCGATCGGGCCAACGTCCACCGGTACCCAGTTCCCCGGTACGTCGGGGTTTATCGGGTTCCAG